TAATGGTGTGAGTTTAATGACTTCCCAGGTCAATAAAGATATATACAAATATAAAATATAAATACAAATATACAAACATAAATATATATTATGAATTTACTCGACATAAGTAATTCCATACTTGTTCATCCAATCCGCTTTACGTTTTTCATACCCATGAAAAACGCTAGGAGAAACCCAATTCTCCCAGCCCTTACGCTGAACAATTTCCAACATTTGTTCATGACGTTTGGCAAACACATCGGGACCATGAAAAAACCACTCGCGCAGTGCAGTATCAATGCACTGACAAGCAACACTTTCTTGGGATTCAGTCTTAGACTTGAGATTACATGTCAAAGACTTAAAGATGGAATCCTCGTCCAGCATAGCAATGAACATACCAGGCTCCTCATCAAGAGGAGATTGAAGTTCAGCATCAAAACGAGACCAACGCTTGAGATATTCAAGCTTATCCATACCAATAAAAGGTACAGAATCAGAGTCCTTCTGAGCCATGGTAAAAACAATATCACGGTCAGCATACACTTCCATCATGCGTGTATGGTTATACTCTGGGTAATCTGAGTGGGAAGACATAACGTTATCATCACCATAAGTAGAGAGAGCAACTACGTCTTGAAAATCCACTTTACACTCTGGATATATAGTGTAAAAGACACATCTTTGGTATAAAGAATTAACGATAGAATTAACATAAACAGTCAGATTCTGCCCAGAAGGGTTAGAACCAAAAAGTTGGGTCAAATCTCCATTAATAGAAACCAAAGGAAAGGCGATATCAGATGACATATTACGCATAAGCTTAATATCATCTAGGGTATAATCCATATACTTCTCAGCAATATCGGCCATAAGATTAAGAGCAATCAGAATCATACGGCCAGACATATGCTGATCATACGCCTTAAAGTCTCCAGCTACCATTCGTTCTTTCCCGAATTTAGAGACGTGCTTCATTAACTTGTCCCACTGGGGACCCTGTGAGTTAATACCGACAGCACATTCGAATTCAAGAGGGTAACGCGACATAAATGCCGCTACAGGCAAGAAAAGCTCGCGGATTTCAATCTGCGCATCTAATGGCGCAGCTTGAAATACCCGAGCTTTCATCTTATCCAATTTGGTTGGTTCATCCTTAGTACAGTTCTTGAAAATCCAATTTGCTGTAAATCCCTTAGCGTGCATACTCTTATTCTCTTCGGCAGAATCAAAGAATTGTTTCTCGAGAGTACGAGGACACATATGCTCAGGATAATCTTCTTGAAGAAGATCACGCAAATAGTTCTTCTTGGGTGTATTAAGGGGCCAACCAGTCGAAGTACCTGGTTTCATAGCGTCAACAAATTTAACACCATCCTGCCCAGAAACCACTTCAACCTCATTAAGAGGTTTAATGTGGGATGCGTACTCACGTACTTCATCATCCTTCATAAGATTGTCAACAGCAGTATGATATGAATCGATTGCTCTGTTTAAAATCTTAGTAGGAAATTCTTGGGTGGCATTACCTACGCCTTCCAAATACTTGCGATACGGTTCCCATTCAGGAATAACCCGCTTGCCGTTTTCATTTCTGCGGCAATTGGGAGGAGGACCATACTGATCCTCAATTCCACACACCTCCAAAACCTCCTTCTTCATAGGCGAATCTATGACAGAAGATTTCGGTGCAGTATACCCTTGCGGTAAAGTTCCAATATATGCTGCCTGGCATTGACCTTTTTGATGATCCAAATTTGTCAAGTGACATTTAGCAGCAGTGCTCTTGGGGAGATTTAAATTTCCATTTTCATCTCTCTCTACCTCAGGTTTAGGTACGGGAGTAAAATCCACCCCATATTGCTTAACCTTAATAGGAGCGACACGCACAATACGTGGGTGAGAGGAATTAGCATGCAAAATTTCAGAAGCTTTCTCAAGGGCTCCCTTGGTAACTATCTGAGCACACTGTACTCCTCCTACGGTATTTTCTCCAGCTAAATGAAAGCTGTGGATAAAAGACCGCGAAGCATGGACATATAAATTACTAGCCATACACTTTCCTCGGAAGGAAGGTTCAGGATTACTATAGTAAGTCCCATACTTAAAATAAGTTTGTCCTCCTTTAGTTTTGCAAGGACCAAACCTATTAGGTGCTATATTCTCCTCCTTGATTTTAAAATCATTAGGAGACCTATACACACCAGTTAACAATATATTATCGGCCATCTCATAATTCTCAGAAAAGAACTCTTTTAAATTGTGTCTCTTCCCTAAAGAAGCAAAGCTACAAGAGCTACATCTGAAGTGCCATCCTCTCCCACAGTAACCCAATCTTCCTTAGAAAGGGGTGGAGTGACATGACAAGTTCCATTCGTAGTACCGGGATTGGCATTCAAAATTTCTAACGCAGTATTATCCAATCTAAGAGCTTCATGTCTTGGAATCAATAACTCACCCGAATCTA